CATATCAAATTGGAATACTCCTTGTGACATTGGTGACCCTTTAAAGTAAGCATACGGTTCATACTTACCATCCATACACAATCTGTTACTTTCAGTGATTGCCGCAAAATAGATTGTTTCAAAAATTTCTTTGTTCAATTTACGAGCTTCTTCAGATGTGAAGATGTAATCCATTAAATAAAATACGTCAGCAAGACCTTGTGTACCAATAGCGATTGCTCTTTGTAGTAATCCACCAGTATGACCTTTTTCAGTTGAGTAATTATTGATATTAACAACTTTGTTCAATGCTCTTACAACCTTACGGGTTTCGTCATATAATCCTTGGAAATCAAACTCACCATCTTTTACATAGTTCTTTAATACCATAGATGATAAAGTACAAATAGCAGTAGTTTTCTCATCTGTGTATTGATAGATTTCGTTACAAAGATTTGATTGTTTGATAACACCAATGTTCTGATGGTTTGTCTTTCTGTTAGCACTATCTTTAGAACATAAATATGGAACACCTGTTTCAACTTGTGATTCAATAATCTTATTCCAAATTTCCTGAGCCTTAACTTTCTTACCAAGACCTAACTCAACTGCTTTGTTGTAGTTAGATTCGTACTCATCACCATAACTTTCTTGTAATGGTTTGATACCCGCCTTAATAATATCGTTAGGACAAAACAAATACCAATCGTCATTGTTCTTAACTGCGTTCATAAAGTTGTCAGGAATCCAAAGTGCGGTAAACAAATCACGAGCTCTTAATTCTTCAGCACCTGTGTTCTTTTTAATCTCCAATAGGTCAAAGATATCTTTATGCCAAGGTTCTAAGTAAATCGCCGCAGAACCAGGTCTACGTCCTTGTTGATTAAAGAAACGAAGTGACTCATTTACAATTTTTAAATACTTTAAAAGCCCACCCGCATATCCACCTGAAGATGAAATACGACTCTCCTTACTACGAATATTAGACATTGATAGTCCAATACCCGCAGCGTCAGATGAATAGGTTGAGATATCTCTCATGGTGTTTAACAAACCTTCTCTTGAATCCGAATCATTGTAATGAAGAACACAAGAAGCAAGTTGTGGTGTTTTAGTACCAGCGTTAATCATGATTGGTGTTGCCGGAGATATTCTTTGTGTTGATAAAGCTTGGTAGTACTCAACCGCTTCCTCAAATGTATTAGTTACCCAAAGAGCAACTCTCATATACATGTGTTGTGGTCTTTCAACTACTTTACCTTCCGACAATTTCAAAAGATACATTTCAGAAAGTGACCTCCAAGCAAAATAGTCGAAGTTATAATCATTATCGTGATTGATAACTCCATCAATTTTATCAGGTCCGTAAGACTCAATAATTTCAATTAATTTATCATTGATGATACCTTCACCATGTAACAAATTCATTGTGTTTGAAAAACTTGGGTCAGTTTCTTTATGATAAGATGAAATAGCAACTGAAGAAGCTAATCTTGAGTAATCGTGATGACTACCTGTAAATGCCGCAGCAATTTCATAGATTAACTTATCTAATTCTTTTGTTGTAATAATACCTTCAGTTGGTACTGAAGTGATAACTTTAATAAAGATTTCATCGGAGTTGACACTCAACCCCTTTGAAGCTCTTTTAATACGGTTATAAATTTTTTGTGGATTAAATGACGCATCATCTCCACCTCTCTTTTTAATTTTAAGTGACATCATAGTTCTATAAAAATAATAAATTAGAAATCGTCAGTAAAGGACAATGTTTCATTCAATTTAGCTTTTTGGTATTCAACAGTTCTTGACTCGAAGAAATTACCTTTTGTTTCAACCGCAATTTGTTCCATGAACTTAAATGGTTGTTCAACATTAAATTGTTTTTTACATCCAAACTTTACCAATAGACCATCAACAACAAACTCAAGATATTGTTTCATTAAGTTTTGGTTCATACCAATTAAAGAAACAGGTAGTGATTCAGTGATGAATTCTTTTTCAATCTCAAGAGCTGAAAGTAGAATTTCTTTAATTCTTTTTTCACTTGGTTTGTTTTCAACGTGATTGTTTAACAAGTGAATTGCGAAGTCACAGTGTAGGTTTTCATCTTTGAAAATCAAAGCGTTAGCATTACACAATCCTTGCATAATACCTCTTGATTTTAACCAAAAGATAGAACAGAATGAACCTGAAAAAAAGATACCTTCAACTGCCGCAAACGCAACCAATCTTTCTTGAAACGATGCATTTTCAATCCAATCCAAAGCCCATTTAGCCTTTTTCTGAACCGCAGGTAAATTATCTAACGCAGTGAAACATTTATTCTTTTCTTCTTCATTTGATACGTAAGTATCAATAAGAAGAGAATACATTAAACTATGAATGTTCTCCATAGCAAGTTGCATACCATAGAAAAATTTAGCTTCAGGATATTGTACTTCTCTATAGAAATTTTCAGCTAAGTTTTCATTTACGATACCATCTGATGCTGCGAAAAACGATAAAATATTTTTTACAAAATATTGTTCATTTTCTGATAAGTTTTCCCAGTCACGTAGGTCACCGCTTAAATCAATTTCTTCTGCCGTCCAAAACGCGGCTTGATGCATTTTATAATATTCCCAAATATCGTTGTATTGTATTGGAAAGATTACAAAACGATTTGGATTTTCTACTAAAATTTTTTCCATTTTTTGTTCCATATTGTTTTAATAATTATACTGTTTGTTGTTTTCTTTTCTCCATAATTTCTTTAATCCTGTTTCTATTTCTTTCTTCCTTTTGTTCCTCAAGTCCTAAGAATGTTGTAGTACTTTCTGTGTCAATTTCTAACATTTCATTATTGAACTTACAGTTTTCAAATACCACCCCGTCTTTACCAATTCTTGACTTTGTAATCGCAATAGTCGCAAGATTCAATTCTTTTTGTTGTAGTGATTTTGCCACCGTGATGATGACGTGTCCTACTTGAGCTTTCTTAATAGAACCACCCATTTGGTCAGTTGTTACTACATCAGATGAAATAGAACTTCTATTACCCTGTGTCGCTGTCCAACCTGCAATGTCCAATTCATGACACATTGATTCAAATGCTCTCATAACTGAACCTTCAGATTTCCATTCGTCTTCCATCATTTTCTCAGGTGTAACACAATCAATATAGTCTAAAATAACCATATCAATCTTTGTCCCATCAGCAATCATTTTTCTAATCTGATTTTTAATCTGATTCATAGTTAATGTGTCAGAAGGTAACTTCTTCATTACTAATTTGTTTGGCATTGTTTCTTTAATTTCAGCAACCTTTGCCAACACTGTTTCTTTATGATTACTTAATTCATCAGGTGCAATACCTGTCCAACATGTAAAATGTTTTCTTTGAATAATCTTATAATTATCCTCAAAGAAGATTTGTAAAACATTAAATCCTAAATTAAAAGCGTGATTAGCAATCTTTGTTGTTAATGTTGATTTACCAACACCTGTGGGTGCTAATATAACACCAATTTCTCCTTTTGCCAAACCACCTTTCAAAAGATTGTCAATACCCGGTATTCCCATTGGGATTGGATGTCTGTAATCATCCGCTAATACCTCATCTAAGTCTTGAAACACATCCCCTGTTCCTCTATCCACGTTTCCAACCTGTAAAGCTTCTCTAACCATTTCTTCCAAAGTGTCGTAGTTTTCAAACTCACCGTGGTCAATAATTTTTTTAGCTTTATCCATAACCTTTTGAAGTTCTTGTTGTTTACAAAACTTCAAAGCCTTTTCCTGAACAAACTGAGTACCCTCTTCGGTAACATTTTGTATATCAGAAATAGTGTCAAGAGTTATCTTTAATAATAACTCCTGACTAATTTCACTTTTAGCTTTTTGTTGAATTGTCTCAAAACTAGGACTGTGTTCAAACTTTGAATAGTATTCTTTAACCATTTGAACAAATAATCGGAAGTATTTGTTTTCAAAATAGTTAGGTTCAATCACCTCAATAATTGAGTGTGAAAAGTCCTTATCAACTATCATTTGATTAAGAAGTTGTAATTGGAAGGTCTCTCCCAAATAATCAAAATTTTTGTCAGCCATATTATGTTTGTTTTTTCAATAAATATCAACGAGCTAGCTGATAACCCATGTATTCGTGTGTTAAATTTCTAGATGACAACACGTCAGTAAGACCAAAAAGGATACCTTTTAGGAACGGGCGTATGTCTACGGTGTATCTCACCTTCGGTGGATAAAGTTTAGCATCAAATGAATAATGACACATTGTCGTATCACCATTTTTGATATAGATGTTAAACGACTCAGGCCCATCAGTAAATGATGTGTTCAACACCTCAGGGTCTTCACTAATCTGATATTGATTATCCAACATGTAGTTTACAGTTTTCATCTTGAAATTTTCTTTCAAATCTGAAATGAAACCATCCATCAAATCAATCAACTCAGCTGAGTTTTGAGCCTTTGGGTTATACCCTTTAACGTTAAAAAAACGTTGTACGATAAAATTGTTATTTACCGTCATCAAGAATTCCAGTTTGGTAATGTCTTGTTCTTTCATAATTTATTTTATTTTTTGTTTGTTTTTGTTTTTTCTTTTCTTGTTAACTTCATAAATGGTTGGATGAAGTATGTCCAAGCATCATCACCTTTTGGTAGGTATTTGAACAACCCGTCTTCAACCATATACTTAATTAAGTTCTTGTAACTTCTACCTTCGATATCCAATTTTTCAGTAACGATTGACTGTATTTCTTCTTTGTCTTCATCCCTCAATAAAGGATTAGATAAGTCCACAATCTGTTCATTAACTTGGAAAAATTCTTGTTCAAAGATGCCTGATTTTGTTTTACCTGTTAAAAGATTCTTTAGAGTTTGATTGTCTTTTTGTTCTTTTAACAAATCTTCAGCTCTTGTTAAAATATCGTTATAAGAAACTTCTTTTTCAAGTATCTCAGGGAAAAATTTAACTAAAGTTTTTTCACCCAAAAGATAGATACCTTCAATATTATCTGACTTATCACCAGTTAATATCTTTAAAGTTTTTACGTTATAGTGTGGGAACTCAAAATTATCAAATTTAATCTTATCCCCGTGTTTAAACGTAGCTTTAACTGATGGTGAGTATATGGATACATTTTCAGAAATAAGTTGTGTTAAATCTCTGTCTGACGAAAAAATTAATTTGTCTTCATTTTCAGATACTTGACAATAATAAGCAATTAAATCATCGGCCTCTCTACCACTAATTTCTAATTGTCTTATATAGACTTCTTCCAAATATTGTTTGATACGATTTTTTTGTTTTAGGTAAGACATAAAGATTGCGTCCTCCATAACCAATCGTCGGTTTTGTTTGTATTTGGGGTAAAGAATTCCACGTAAACTCGTAGAATCTTCACCATCCCAAAATACTACTACCTTGTCAAAGTTATGCTCACTGATAAACTTACGAAGTGTATTCATAAAATGATACAAAGCTCCGATATGTTCTCCATTGTGGAAGTAATCCTTCACACCATGAAATCCAATCTTCATCAGATTATTTCCGTCAACAAGTAGTGTTTTTTTCACGAACTAAAATTAAAATTGTTCGTTTTCGTTTGCAAAAGTTTCTTCAGTCTCATCAAGGATTAACTCCCCTGTCCCTGAAAGAATTGCGTTCCAATATTGTGAATACTCTTTTTTATATTTTTCAAGAGCATCTTTATCGTCAGCAATATATCCTTGTGGTGTTGCAATAATCTTACCATCTTTATATCCTAATCCATTGATATGATTCTTTAAAACAGAAATTTTTGTTCTGATAGCATAAGATACTGTTCTACCATTTTTAGTTGCCGTAATGTGATTAATACCAGCATTTTTCTGATTACCAAACAAGAATACAAGAGCCGATGCCAACCAAAGAGCCTCACCACCTTTTGCCTTAATTGTTGGTTGTCCAAATGGATTGTCAGGTAATTCAACCCACGGTTGATTAACTACCACTAGTGTATTTGTATATGGATAGTCTTCTTTACGAGATTTGGTAATACGAGCTTGGATACCCATACCAATCTTATCTGCTAATACAGATGCGTTATGTTGTTTACCACCTTTACCATCAAAGGTCATCTTACAAGGAACTGAACCAACAGAATCCCAAAGGAAACAAAGAGAATAAGGAATATTACCTTTTTCTTGTTCGTCTAATAATTCGTTGATGTAGTCTGTAACCTGTTCGATGTAATCAAAATTATCATTAAAAATAAATTGTCCGTCCCACTCACCGTCAACCATCTCAGCCTTAAGACCAAGTTCTACTGCGTGGTTCCAACTCCATTTTTTCTCGGTGATAATGAAAACAGGCAAATGCCCCTTCTGCTGAGTAGACACAGCGGCTTTGACAAGCGCGGTCGTTTTTGAAGAGTTCGAGTGACCCAAGAACATGTTGATGTTACCCAAAGCAGGGCCAGGTAAACCGCAACTATTATGGAAAGCTTCACCGACTTCATAAAAGTCTGTTTCTTTATATTTTGTCTTGGTTGAATATTTGTCTTTGATTGCATCTAACGAAAATTCTTTTTTCTTTATTGCCATAAATGTCTATGCGTTTAAATTGTTTGTTGTTTAAAAATAGCAAAGGTTGGACACTTTGTGTATATTAGTGTCCAACCTTTTATAAATTAGAATGGTAAATCACCATCCGGCTCAGCCTCAGCCTGTGGGTCAACATATGAACCACCGATAGTACCTTCATCAGATGAACTATCACCGTAAACATATTTACCTAAATCAGATGACCATCTTGGAGTTTCTCCACGAGCAATTGCCTCCAAGTACTCAACAGGTTTTTTAGAGTAAACATCTGCCCAAGTAAGTGGGTCTTCAATCCATGACTTAGCCGTTTCAGCATCTGTGTGAACAGGTGATGGGTCGTCATGCATAACTGTTTGAATAACTGTATAAGTTGCCCCTTTTGGAGTCTTAGCCTTTGTTAACTCAATGATAAGGTCACGTCCATTAACAGGGTCAGTGATATCACCTTTAGCTTTCCAAATCGGAATAATTTTGTCAAGGATACCTTCGTTCTTGTAATTGTGTTTAAAACGCCAGAACTTAACTCCGTCCGCTTCATTATCACGGTCAATTACTTTAACGATGTAAAATTTACGAGGTTTGTAAGACTTTGCGAGTTCTTTATCAGACTCTTTACCTGTTGACATTAATTCATCATGAATTTCAGTCAAAGGTGAACGCTCGTTGTCGTTCTTTCCTGGGTCATAGATTTTATTCCATTTACCCTCAACTTGTACTTCGTGATACCATACTTCTTTGAAAGGTGATGACCCATCAGGTGTAGGTAGAATACGAAGACGTTTCTGTCCTGAGTTCTCATTTTGCGTTAAAATTGCTGCAAAATATTTTTTCATTCTGTCTTCTTGAGACATTTTGTTTGCAGAGTTACCTCCACTTTTCGCTTTTTCGTACTGAGCGAGTACAGCATCTAAGGAATTTGTCGCCATTTTGTGTATATAATTTATTAGTTAATATTCAAGTATAAGTGTGTCAGCCGTGATAATCAAATTTGAAATTTAGAATTTCAAAGGTTTGTATTGTGTTTCTTCTCCGTAATCGTTAAAAGTTGTTTTAATTTCTGAAGGAGTGAAATCTTCAACTTCATCAGTTGTTAAAATATATTCATTTTTTCCTGATTTTTCAATATCTTCTTGTTTGTCAACAAAAAAATCAGTTAATTTTTGATTAAATGGCCCTGAGTCTAAACTTCTTAATTCAAGTTTTTCTTGTGGAGTTTTTTCTCTGTATTTTTCAATCTTAGCCTCGATATCATTTAATTTAGTAAAAATATTTTCCATATTACTTAACTTACTTTCTAAATCAGTTAATTGATTAAATAAGTTATTAAAATATTCTTCTTGTTTTGTTTCAATATTTTGTTGTGATTTTACTAAATCAGTAATTTCTAATTCTTCAGTTTCAGAAGATTCCCCTTCATCACCTACTTTTTCAACATCAGGGTCATTTGCAACATCAATAGGTTGAGCATCCGCCGGTGGAGGTGTCACTCCCGCTTCAGGTGCCGGTGGTAAAGCTCCAGCGTCAGGTGCTGCAGGTGCCGCCAATGGGTCTTCACCAGGTACAGGTGGTAATCCCGCTTCTTGTTCGGTGATATAATTATTAATCTTATTATATCTTTTTAATTCTTCCAAAATTGTTTCTGAAATTCCCATTTTAACCATTTAATAATTGTTTGAAACCTTGAGTTGTTTCTACGTTTATTTTTTTATTAGTATTAAGAGTATTATTAACTCTCTCAATTAAACCATCTTTCATTCTGATTGTATAACAATCACCAGTATCTAAATCACACACCTCTTTAAAACCATTTCCTTTGTCAGTTTCAGTAATTCTTGTACTCTTACCTAAGTATCTGTCTAAAATTTGTTTAGTGTTCATAATATTATTTTATTATAAATATTCGTCAATAATGAAATTACTCACTAATAGGAATAATACTTTGGTAAATATCAAATCCTTTTTTAATTTTACTTAACAGTTTTTGATAATTTTCGTTATTGGTTTGTATATAGTCATTAAAAATTGTTGGAGTATTAACTACTTTATTATAAGGGAAATATTCTATCCAAAATTTTGAAAATTCATTTGCAAACGTATCTTTGTTTATTATATCATTTACGTTATTATTAATGTAATCAGGGTATGCCGCAATCATAAAATCATATAAACTGTTTTCTCTTTCAAAGACTGCATATGTTTGTGTATATTGGCTGGTGTTAGTTAAACACATGAAATTTGAAGTAATATAGTTTTTAAGTTCACCATGGTAATCGTAATCTAATGTTACTCCCGCGATATTATTACCAAAAAACTGCAAACGATTTGTTGTTTCATTTATAGATAATCCTGATTCAATCCAACAACTAATAAAAATACAAAGTCGAACTTTATCAGTTGTAGGCAATACTTTAATTGCCGAAACAATAACATCAACACCTTCATTTTTAGTAAGCCCTGTGTATTTTGTATAATTAGAGTAAGCTTCATCTTTATTACAATTTGGGGTATTAGACATTATTTTACCACCAATTATAGAATTAGTTATACTATTTTTTATTTGTACAGAATTGTTTGGTATACCTGTAGTAGACCCACCTTGATTTTTAAATGTACTACCTAAATTAGTTAATAATTGTTTTTTAATTGTTTGGAAAAGTGTATCCACTTTTGGTAATGTAGCAACCGCCTGTCTTGTACCCGTAAATGATGTTGTAAAATCATCTAATCCTATACTATGGTTCACTTCAGTAATAAAATAAGACCCTGCAAATAATGGTATATTTCTTAAAACAAAATACATTGATGGTTGAATCATTACGTTACCCATTGATTCAACAGACGCAGCGTAACTTCTAGTTTTATAAATGTTATATAAACTAACACTTTGTGTTGATGTTTGAATTCCAGCACTTGAGTTAGCTAAATTATACTCAGCCATTAAGGATTCACTTGTTGCCTTACCTAAATCCTGACTTACATTTATTTTTTTGAAAACTCCTTGATTTTGTAATTCAAAGTCAACCGCAAAACCAACTATTCTATTTTCTAAAGAAAAGTTTCTTTTTTGAGACGCATCAACCCCAACAGAATTTTCAGCACATATTGTAATATCTAAACCATCATCTTTATATCCATTAAGTTTGGATTTGTTATCCGTTTGTTGTGAAGGTTTATCAACAAATATATTTAACATTTTTGGTTTTGAGCTTTGATAATCAACAGTATCAAATGTTCCAAATAAATTGTTCGCAAATTCATTTGGTTCAGTATTTTTTGAAGTATCATCCTGTCCAGTTGGAGTTTGTCTTCCATAAAAATTAATGTATGATGGCATTAAAAAACTAACAAAATTATGGTCTTTTATTATTGAACCGACAACTGTAAAAACGTTTGATTTAAGATTTGCACCTTTTAAATACGAATTAACTTTTGTAATATCAACAAATATATCACCAACATTTCTATTTGCTCTGTCAACAAATAAATAATCTTTAAATAAAGGAGCGTCAGAGTTTTCATCAATTTTTGTATAATCATTTCCAGCAATCCATTTATCATTAATTGCTTTAAACATATCATATAATTCAACTTTACTTTGAAACCCTTCTAAAACCGAATCAATTTTTTCAGTATTTGTATTACCACCACCTAATTTTTTTTGTAAAGATGTGATAAAATTTGTGAAAGTTTCACCCGATAAATTATCAGTAATATTTAAATAAGTGTCTATTTTATTTTTAAAAACATCAATATTTCCAGAATTACCCAAAATTGATGTTGTTCCATACATTTTAATTAAATTTCTAAATAATTTAATATTATCAACTGTAAAACCTATATTGAAAACTCTAAAGAAGTTAGTTAAATAATTTTCAGAAGCGTCGTAGTTTAATCCATCAATTGTTGAAAATCCGACATAAAGTTCCATAGTATTCCACTCGTTTGGATATAGAGCCTTTGATTCACTATAAGTTATACCAAAGTTAGTCGGCACTGAATTTGGCGTTATCTCATAGTTTGGGATATTATATCGATTTACTATTTCAGGAGACGGATTTGATGAGAGTATATTAAACAAATTTTTATCAAACCCAGTCGGATTTCCTCGTTTAATTAAAATATCGTATTGTAACGAGTTTGTTATTGTTGTACTAACATCATAACTTTGTGAAATGGCAATACTTTTAACAATTTCGTTATAGTTAACTCCAATAATATTCTCAGATTTTTCATTATAGAATGTTATTTTTTTAAGTATTGACTCAAAAGAATAAACACTTGAACTTCCCTGATTTGCAAATTTTAAAAATTCAATTTCAAAATTATTTAATTCTTCAGTATCAAAAACAGAAAATAATTCTTCAATGTTTGAATAAATAAATTCAGAAAATAATTCAAAACTTACTTGTTCTTGTTTATCGGAATAAACTTTTTTAAGATATTCATTATAACTAGATTTTCTAATTGGTGTTGTATTAAAATACCCATAGTTAGGTGCTCCCCAAAATAACCTTACCGAACCGTTATGAATACTTGGATTGTTTGAAAGTGAGATTATGTTATTATTATTGCCGTCAAAACATTCTTTTTTAATTTGATTAGTTGTTGTACCAAAAGAAGGACATATTGTATAAGACTCCTCACCTTCCGAATTACTAACTTTAATTAAAACAGTCCAAGTTTTTAAATTAATGTTTGAAGATTGGATATTTGATTGGTCAGCATTAAATAAAATAATTTCTCGGTTATCAAGTGCGGTTTGTAATGCGTTTTGTATATCTAATGAAGTTGTGACTGAGTTTGGGTTATATAAATAAGAACCATTATGTAAAAAATAAAAATCATTTACCAGTTTTGGATAAAATCCAATATGATAATTTATTGATGATGTTTGGGTATTTTCTAATGTAATTGATGTTGTATTAAATGTTTCTGAAGACAAAACATAAGTAGTTGATGCCAAATTGTTAATCGGGTCAAAATTATTTAAATAATTAAAATTAGTCCAAATAGGTGTAATATAATCAGTCCCATCATTAACATAATTTTTATATCGGTTCCAAATTGAACCTAATTTCAAAATCCAAAAGTATGGTAACCTATGAACACCACCAAATTTCTTTAAACCAGCAAAAATAAAATCAGAATATGTATTTAAATTATTTTCAAATGACAAATATCTTTCTTTTAATGTTGATAAAGGTAAACTGTTTAAGAAAAGATAAGACGCTTCTAAATAGGCACTACTTTGACCATTTAAAGTTGCGTTAATACCTTTTTGTATTGCGTTAATAAAATAAGGTGTATTAAGAATTGAAGTTGTTTGTTTATTGGTTAATTCAGAGTCAATGTAATTAATAAACCCTTCTGTCGGTAAAAATTCTGTAGATTTTCTATTATTATAAAAAGTTTGTAAATCAACAGGTAGTGTTATTTCATTAGACCTCCAATTATAATCAGTATATGGTCGTAGTTTTGTTTTATTACCATTAGTACCGACAACTGAAGAGTCTTCAAAATTTGTAACTTTTTTAAAGTATGTGTTATAATAAATTGAAAACTCTGTTGAGTTTATGTTTTTAAACTTTGTATTATTTTGTCCCGCAGCTAAATTAGCGTAATTCCAATTTGAATCAATATATGGATATGTATCAGTAAAACTAATGTCATTATGGACATTAGAATTTAAATAATTTACCATGTATTTTTCTTTGTCATTGGTTATTTGAATTGTTGGTAAATCTTCAAATAAAATTTTATTCGGATTTTCATTAACTTCTCTTTTTAAATAATCAGTTACAAAATACCCTTGTGAATAAATTGAATAATCCTGTTGTAAATTAACAAGTTCAGAAAAATAAGAATCTTTAGTAAAGTTCGATGTTTTAAAAAGAAAATTTAATCTTGGTGAATTTTCTCGATTACCCGAATTTAAAGCGTTAAATACATTCAGACTTTCTGTTTCAGCTAAGTAGTTTAATATATTTTGATTAGTTGAACTGTCATTATTTTTTTGAAATCCGTTATATTGTGTTATTGTTTGAATTCTTTCCCAAACTTCATATAAAAATTTACTTTCAGTTAAATTACTATATGGCTCATTACTTGGTAACGTATCAAACCCTGAAATTAAAATTCGATTAATACCTTCATTAGTCGGTGTTGGTGGGATTGGGGGTATTTCTCTTTGTAAATAACCTTTTAAAAACTCTTCGACAAACTCGACTTCAGGCCAAATAGTATAATTATTTCCTTTAGTTATCGATATAACTGAATTATCGCCAGGATATTGTATTTCAAATTTCACTTGACCATCAATATTTTTTTCAACTACAAATTGAGGCCAAGGATATACAGGTGATAACTGTGATGCAGAATCATTTTTAGTTACTAACTTTTTTATTTCACTGTTTCTAACATCAAATGCTTTTTTATGAACATCTTGCATTAATCTTAAAAAGGCCTCTGCAGATGCCATGATAACCGCAACTACATTTCTTATTGTTGGTGAAAATCCTAATCCACTTGTTGTTTGTATAAAACTTGATAATTCTTTAGTAAGTTTATCTTCAATTAATGTTTTTTTATCATTTAATATTTTATCTAACTCATATGTTAAATCTAAAAATCTACTTGCCCCATCAAATTGAAATAAAAATCCAACTTCACTTTCTTTAAAAATATTTTTTAAATTATCAATCTCATTGACAATTGATGTGACTTGGTCTTGATTTACTGTTTCCACATTATTTCTTTGTTTATATGTTTCAACATAATCAATATTAGTATCATCAGTTCTTATATTTTGAATATCTATTGGGTTTTCAATTTTATATTCACCTGAACCAAAAGTTGTATTATTTTTTAAATTTTCATTATTTTGTGTAATAATTGATTGTAATTTAGAATATTGGGAATCAATATCACTGATTGCAACTGTATCTAATTTTTGAAAATTTGATAACTTATAAGTGTAGATTTTATATCTGACATTATTGATTGGGTTTGAAATAAAGAAATTCGTAGCATCTAAATTTAGATTAAACCACGAAGTAGTAAAATTATAAATTTCTCCACGATATTGTGTTAAATCTTGTGAGTATGTATCAATATCATTAAGCGGTGTTAGATTTGATTGACCAAATTTTGCTAAACTATAATTGATAAAATTATCCAATTTTGTTGATAACTGTTGTACCGTTAATTCGGGGAAATCTTTCGGAATTAATCCTAAGTTTTTATAATCAGTATAAACATCTCTAATCTTTTCATACCCAAGTTGAGTTATTTGTTGGGTATTAGTTTGTGTTTGATTTCCAGTATTTTCACCTTGTGACACATTAGTTCTTTTAAGATACATCTGTGGAACCGCAAAAAGTTCCGCCATTGTAATATCGGTTAACACATTAAACTTATAACCAATCATTACCAAACTAATATCAAAATTACCTGTAGATGAATTAAATGAAGATGTAAATTTTTGTAAAATTAATGGGTATCTAACCGCCTTACCATAGTAACCTTTAAGTGTTAAATAAAATGTTGGGTATGGTAAATTAAAAAACGCAGAATATGGTGAATTTTCACCACTTTCAAATAGAGCTCTACCTTTAATATCTTCTAAATTTATTGTAATTGTTGGGATATAACTTAAACCTACTCGGTATGAAATCCCTTTTATTCCAAGAAGTTGATTAGCAATTTGGTTTTGATTAGCAGTTGTGTCTTGTATTCCCGTCCATTCAGTAGTTAACGCACCTGTCCCTGTAGGATTTAAAAAATTCATACTTGCCAATGAAACTGTTTTTACAGTGGTTTTGTCCGCCCCTGAAATTAGTCTACTTCTTGGTTCAAGGTCACACTCTAAATTAGCGTAATAAATTAAGTTTTCTTGTTTTATATTTCTATCTTCCGCATTACCATATTGGTTAGTAACCTTATTTGGGTTAATAACAAAAATGTTATCACATGTACTTGGAAAAACGTATATATTCTCACTGTCCATAATAATAGAAATATTCTTTCACTGCTGTTTTATAATCTAACAAAGAACTCAATAAAGGGAATGGTATATTCAGCACGGCATTATCAGGAATATTTAATTCAGAACCACTATATTGTGGATTTGACTGTAATATCAACCAACCATAAAATGGTGAGTTATAATATAACTGAGAAACTTTATCTAATCTTGATACCCCTAACTTATAGATGTATTTCTTATCAGTAGTTTTTAATGGAATATTAACAAAAGGGATATATGTAGTTGTTCCATCAACAGTAAAATTTTGGTATCTATTGTAATATTCGTTAGCCATCAGTCAAAAATTATTTTTCCGTTAAAGGTCGTTTTATCTAAATTAACATTCACATTCGAATACAAATTTTTCAAATTTTCGTTTTGTGTAGGAGTCGCACCTGCACTTGTATAAGAGAAATTTCTTGTTTTTCCAACAATACTTTGGTTTGACACTTGTGGATTATAATTTTTATAACTTAAATAGTCAGGTGAATTAAAGAAAGTGTCAACCTTATTTGTTTGTGCATTTTTTTCAACTGTAAAACTTGAGACTAATCCATTAATTGTAGTTTCGACAATACTTTTTGTTAACTGTACAGTATCTGAAACTAAATTTAAAGTTAAATTATTAATTAAACTTTGCCTTGAATTGTTATCAATTATTTCATTACAGAAAAGAGTGAAAAATCTATTTAAATTACCCGCAATATTTTGACTTGATATAGGTGTAAATGTTGTACTTGGAGTTGTCACGTCAATAATAATATCATTAGAATTCAATAATGTATAGTATGATTGAACGTCAGAGGCTAATTTAATATAGTCAGTTCTTATTGAGGTTAGTGTATCACTTGCCCCGTCAGGTAATCCTGTAAGAGTATAAACATAAGGACTTCCAAGTGATGTGATTTTACCATCAGTCGCTGAACATATTAAATCAAGTTTTCTATAATTTTGATATATTCCAACTTGTGTATTAGAAACACTTTGTATTTGACTAGATATTTTAGAAATGATATTATTAACCTGATTTGATACTTGGGATATATAATTAGCCCTTACCGCTCTAATGTCCGATGTTGATACATTATTAACAATTAATGCTGAAATTAAAAAATCAGTTCCATTAGTAATTTCAGTACTTAGTTCATTTGCAACATTTAAAAGATAATTGTTGTAATTAACCATTTTACCAAGTATCTTAACGTTTGTAACGGGTGTATCTAAACTATTCAATGAACCTGTTACAAACTGTTTTTCAGAACTTACTTGTTTATAAACACCATAGTTTGTGGTTTGAACAATTTTTGTCACAAAACTTTCAATATTATTAAAATAGTTTTGAGTATAGACAACTGTGTTATCAAACAAACCACCGTATAATAATGTACCCGTTTCAACACCACCTGAAGTTTGTGAATTAGTAATATTCCCAGCTTGTGTACCCCCATTATTTGTTATTTGGGTATTAAGTTGATTACTCATAGAAGGTGTTGAATTCGCAAATGCCGCATTTGCCTGACTAATATTACTTGATTGTTGATTACTTAAAATGAAAGATTCAACATTAGTATCATCAGTTGCATCCGCTCTTTCATCGTATACTTCAGTATTTGCATAAAAATTAAAACTCAAAGCATTTTGAAGTTTTTCAATTGGTTCTTTTAGTCCGTGACCACCAATCATTTTAAAACCAAGTTTAACATTAACAATCGCTGGTTGCACACCAATTCCTTCAGGATTAAAATCTAATTGTTCATAAGTAAACGATAATGTATCAGGTACAATTTTACAATTATAAAAATCACCAACTCTTAAAATTAAAATTGGAGGTCTACCAAAATTAGTATTAAATGCGTCTTTGTTTTTAACACCTCCTTGATTATCAGTTGTTGTAGGTATGGTTCTACCTGGTCTTACACATTGATTTAAAAATGTAATTCTTGAGTTAAAACCTTCAGGTGTTATAGAATGGAATAATGGATTAAAAAATTTAATTCTTTGTTTAATACCATCATATAAAAATGGGTCAGAGTTTTTTATCGTTTCAAAATAATTTTGTTCATTTAAAAGTTCTCTAATAAGTCTTTTTGTTACATTTTTTAATTTACTCTGAAAATCGGCAACAGGTACTTGTTTTAATCCAAAAGTATTATTATAACCTTCACTCACCGATTTAGCAACTTTTGTACCAAATGGTGTATACGGTTGTACAGTAATTTTACTGATAACCAAAGTACTACAAGCAACACGGATTACATTATATTCATCGGCAATATTATTACCATTACAATTATAAGTTTGACTACTATCTTTAGGTTTGTAATTATCAATAGTTCCAGAGTTAACATCAATTTTTAATCTTCTGGAGTCAACATACTCTGAAATATTTGTACCTTGATATACAAGTTGATTAAAATATTCAATAATACTTTGTTTTCTATCTTCACCTAAATTTTGTGATTCAGGCCCCGAAATACCACCAACACCAAAATTAGTAGCCTTTAAATCTATTTTAACCTCATTGTTATTAACTAAAGCATCCGCAATTTCTTGAGCTAATTCAATAAAATTATTGTAATTTGGAGTTATTGTATTTTCTAAAAAACTTTTAGAAGCATCAATACCATCAAAAGATTCAGAGTTTATATTTGTGACAAGTTGGTTATATATGTTTTCATATGATTGGTCATAGTTACTATTTTCTGTAGTATCAGCATTAAAATATATTCCGTTACCAACATATGAACTTAAATTAGGTAATTCTTTTGGCCCTGAATTATCCTCTTGTGGTATTTGTGTTAGAGCGTCTACTTTATCACTTTCTGACGTATCTAAACTTTCCAATACCTGTTGATAAACTTCGTCAATAGTACCTAAACTTAATGAACTAAATTTCTGAGCTAATTCATATATATCATACCTTTGACATCCTGCAAAAAATGAATCAACTACCGATGTTATAGTTGAGTTAGATTGATTTTGTAATTCTTTATTAACAATTAAATTTAACACGGACGGATGGTCAACAATAATTTTAAAATTTATACTACCCGACCTTTTAGTATTTTTATAAGTATATATTGGTTCAGGTCTACCGATAAAATCAGTTTCATTAAATGATGGTGTAGAACTATCATCAAAAGTTAAATCGTATGGAGGGAACCACATAATTCTACCACCATTAGGCCCTTTTTCTGCCGATGGAAGTTGATTATATTCAGGTGTGTCTTTCCAAGCTAAGTTTTCTAAAGACAACATGTATTTTTTTACCTGTCCGTTAATGACATTTGTCCCACCATTTTTAAAAGGTGTAATATTAAGATTGTAGGTACTATCTAAAACAGAATAAGTAAACCTTCTAATGTTACCATTAGTTTCTAAACCTGAGTCATTAGCAACTGTTTTTTGTAAATTAGCATAAGTGTAATAAGGTTTATCTTTTGTAAAGATTCTACAATATTCTTGTCCTACCTCAGTACCTGAGTTATTAACATATTTTTTAACTTTTGAACCTTTGGTTAATATTTTATAACCATCTGAAAATACTTTAGACACTTGATTAATTGCGTTTCCAACATGTCCCAATCTATCAGCACCTTGAGCAGGTGTTGAGTTAATTAATCGTTGTGTAACATCTAAAATAGAACCAGGTCTAAATGTATAGTTAGTAGATAAAACTTGATTGTAAGAAGACGCTAACGGTGTAAAATTTGGATTATTACTTAACAACTGTCCACCTTGTCCAACATTTCTTCCAGCTTCAGGTTTTGTAAATTCTGTAATCCAAACAAATCCTCCATCAAAAGAAGGTTTTTGTTCGTAATTTAATCCAGCTAATCCAAACTGAAAATTTTGGTCACCTTCATATAATATACCAACCTTATCAGGCCCATATACAGGAGCTTGTGTTGGTATTCCAAAAGCGTCTATAGGCGAAGCGTTTGGTGGTGATACAACATTTGTAATGTCCGTTTCTTGTCTACCAACATAAAGGTTACCTATTGAAGTAAAATTATCAAATAAATTATTAATAAAATTACCAACCTGTGTAGATGTTATAGCGTAGTTAGGTTTAAACCTATTGTAGTTAAGTGCGTTAAATAAAACCGATTTTGTACCAGCACCTGTATTTTGTAAAAATTTAATTGACGGGTTTGGTCTGTTTGTAATATTTCCACCACCCAAATTACCAATAGCTTGTAGTGGTCGTAATCTTAATATTTCAGTATCAGAAAAATAACTTCCCTCAATAGGTGAAGCGGGTAAATAAGTACCACTTAACTTTTGTATGAAAAACGCAGCGTAATCTAATAGACCGTCAGGTTTTGTAATAGTATAATCTCTATAAACAAAAGGTTCTTGACCTGTGGCTAACAACGTCGCATTAAATGGATTAGTTAAAGTATCAAGATTAATTGCTCCAATAGTATTTCTTTCAATTTCTCTAGCAATACGGGCTTGTGTAGCTTCTCTCAAACTTTGAGCCGCCAATTGTTGTAAAAATGAGTCGTTAGCTAATGCGGCGTCACCAAATAATATTTCGTAATTAGTATAATCTCCCTGAACAAATATGATTGGAGCAACTTTACCATCACCATATATTTGTGAACCAGCAGGTAACTTACCTAAAATTAAATCAGATGTAACGAATAAATCCTCATAACCATCAGGTGGTAAATACCTATTAACAACTTCAGCATCATCAATAAATGCCTCATTGAATAAATCCATTCTTGATGTTTGTAAGTCATATGGTTGTGATGTACCTAAAGGGTTATTTTCAGTACTTCCTCCACCAGGAAGAACCGTATTATCAACAACTAATGCCCCATCAAAAAATTGACCTGCGGGACTATACAAATTCATTCTTGTACTATACGCAGGTTCAACATATAAGTTTGAACTTACACTTTCAGAATCTGCCGGTGAATTGTCTTGTAATTTAATTGGATAGTTTTGTAACCCTTGGGGTGAAGTAAAATTACCCTGAATACTATACGGTGCTAAATTCCTTGCAACTAATGCTTTTCTAAATTGTTCCGAATTGTTGAATGATAAGAATTCTACAGCCATCTATACTTTTTTCTATAAATAGAATAGAAATAATTTTATTACGTTGCAGTTAGACCATAATCAGAACCAACTACTCCAATTTTTTCTCTTAATGTTCTTAAAGTGTCGTCATTATTAAACGCTGATAGTATAGCATTTTTAATTTGAGGGTCATTAGAATTAGCATTTACATTTAATGTTAAAACCAATTCTTTTTTACCTGATGTTGTATTATTTACCGCTTGTCCTTCATTTGAAGGTAATAACGGACCTACATTACCACCTATTGAAGATGCTAAGGCTTTTTGATTAACCGCCATCAACATATCCCCTTTATCTAAACTATAATGCATTCCGTCAGCAGTAATCGCAATATCTTTTTTCTCTTCAGTTATTCCAAGTTTTTCTTTAGCCCAATTAGTAACCGCACTTCCAAGTATTGTAAGTTTAGTGACCGCATTACCAAAATCACCTACATTTATACCAAATTTTTTAGCACCTTCTTCAAATGAACTTGAAGCTTTCAATGCTTCTGAAATTACAACTTTAGTAGTGTTTTCGGTTGCGATTTTAACGGCATCATCCATTATTGGTTTTAAAGTTTCAAATCCTTGTGAAAAATCAGCTAATAATGATGTAATTTCAGTTATAGATATGTCACCTGATACAACTTTATTTACACGACCTTGTATATCCCCAATCAACTGTTGTGAGTTGTCTTTTCCTTTTTGGGTTGTTAGGCTAAAAGTTTCAAATCCGCTTTTTAAAATTTCTGTTTGCCCATTTACAGCATTTCTTAAAAATTCATTACCTTCTTTAGAAATTGCATATTGAGTCGATAATAAAGACGTTAAAGCGTTTTGTTGAGCAACTAACGTATTTGCAGCTCCAAGTTGGTCTTTAGCCAAATCAACCATCTGTGAACCACTATCTTTTTTTTGAAACTCCTGTTGTTGAGCTATTAGGTCAATATCACCTTTTTGTAAATTATTTAAAGCTTGTGTTGTAACGGCACCATTTGCATCTTTATAAGTTACTTCATATTTACCACTATTTTTATTAAATTCCGCAATATTTGCCAACATCATTTTTTGGTCTTCAGGAACATTTTCAAGACCTTTAAAATCAATCTCGCCCATTTTCTTTTCAATCTTAGCGGATTCAATTGCCATTTTTTCAAACTCCGCTCTGTCAATACCTAAAGAGTCAGCAACTTCTTTTAACTGTCTTCTAGCTTCAGGCATGATTTGGAACGTACCAGTTTTTTCATCAAATTTTGTAAAAGTTTTAGATAGTTCAGATAATTGATTTTGTAACTCAGGTACATTATTTTGAGCTAAATCCATTAATTTTAATGGGTCTAATAACGCACTTGATGTCGCCCCTAACCTTTGTAAAGTCGAAGCAACGTCTATTGCCGACTCAGGTGAAAAAAGTTTGTCAGCAACATTAAGAGTTTGAGCCATATCAACTCTCATAGCCGCCGCTTTTGCCGCCATTTTTGCCATACCTTCAACACCTGTACCAAACCCGTACCTGTTCATTTTGTCTAAATTAGTAACTACCATTGCTGAAACTACTTGGGCATTTACACCCATATTTTGTGCGGTTGATACTACTTTAGTCATTTCATCACTAATATGGGTAGTTTCCATACCCGCATTTCTAAATGAACTTTCTAATGTTTTTGCAGCAACACCTGTTACTTGTTGAGCAGCATATAATTGTGTAATATTTTCAGTTGTTAAAACAATATTTCTATTAGTAACTTCATTAAATTCTTTCTGAAGGGTGTTAATTGCCTCTTGATTACCACCCATTAAACTGATTTCAGTGTTTGCTCTACCTAATTGATTTTTTAAAATTTCAGCATAACTACTTGTAACACCCATACCTCTTATTAATGAAGAGGTACTTTTATCCATATTAATTAAAGCATTTGCTCCCCCTTCAATAGATTTTTTAATTAATTCTGAATTTTTTAAAACATCAGTTTGATATAATATCAAATCTTTATAACCAAGTGTTATATTTTCAGGATTTGGGACATTTGCATCCAGAGGAGTGTTTTGCATGTTTTTTATTTATAAATAATCAACTTTCTGTTTTAGAATTTAATTCAATAATCCTATCAACCAAAAATCTTCTCTGGTAAGTTGGTATTTTTAAAAAATCGGTATACGACATATGCAATTGTCGTGACAACAGAATATATTCTTCTAATAAAAATTTTAGATACTCAGAAGAAAGGACGAAAAAACTCCGCCCCAAAGGCAATACGTGTGAGTACCTTTTTTCCGGATGGGGCTGTTACTTCTCTTATTAAATCTAAACCTGGTGAATTATCCGACAAAAATTTTGTAATGTATTTAGAATCCATGATTGGCATTTTTTCAATAAACTTAACAATTTCACCTTTATCTGTACTTCCGTTTATTGAAACTATTTGTTTTGATAACCTCCATGTTACTTTCGGTACTACCATATTTTTAGGATATGACTCTTCTCTTTCATTTAATTCTTTAATATCCCCAAAAGTAAGTATTTTTAATTTAACTACAGTATTTGACTTAGGTAATGTCGTTTCAAAAAACCCATTTTCATCAGGTTCAACATTTGTTTTAATAAAATCAACCTCATCTAAAATTTCAGTGTGTTCAAATTCTTTACCTGTTTCAGGGTCAACCAATGATAGTTTATATTCAGGTGTAAATGATGTGTTTCTTAAAAACAACAAAATTGCCTGTATATCACCGTCTAACATATCTTCAATTTTCAAATCAGGTTCATAAACTTTATTTCTAACCAAATTATAAATAATCTGGTCACCACCCATATTTGACGCACTTGATAATATATTTTCATCAGAAGCGGTTAAAAAACCAACCTTAACTGATTTCTTTTTATTTTTATAAAATTTTCCCTGACTTGGTAATTGGATTACGTCGTGAGGTAAATTGAAATTCATTTGATTTACACTATTGTCTTCCATAGTTTTTGTTTATAAAATAGTTTAAAATTATCTTTATGTAAATAAAAAACCCACATTACTGTGGGTCTTAATATAATATTTGTAATTGTATTAGTAAAGTAAAACACAATAGTCAGGACGAAGAGTCAAAGTAATATCTGCCAAACCATCATCAGTATAGGCAATTGAACCAAAATCAACGTCAGTTAAGAAACATTGGATTAATGACCACTTTTCAATAACAACCCCTGTTGGGTCTAACATTTCAAGTTCCACATCTTTTTTGTAACCCGCAGCATATCCCATACGACCTGTTACTTCTTCAGCGTGTAATCTTACCCACTCCATCATAGCCTGAGCAGCTGATGGCCCGATTGGGTCAAGAAGTTTAACCTGAATAGTATTCCACTCATACATACCCGCAACATATCTTTTGGTATTCAAAAATGGAATATCATTTGATTTAATAGTAATTTTAGGTCGAGAAGCAGATTGAACAAACCACTCGTTTATTCCCAATGAATCAGGAAATCTCAAAATGAACCTGTTTTTCTTTTTGGGTTCATATGGAAAGGGCATTTTGGTTAACAAATCAGCCATATTATTTTGTTTTTAAATTTTCTTTTATTTTATTATAAATAGTGTCAATTAAATATTTTTCTATTTACTTTGAACTTTTTTTCAGTCAAACTTGCTATAAGTCCAGTTTATAAATATTAATATAATTTCTTTTCTCCTCCATGTGTTGATATTGTTTGAATAATATTTTCCGGGTCTTTTGATAATTCATCTTTAACTTTTTCTAAATTTCTTAAATCATCATCTGAAAAACCTATTTTAGGTATGAATCTATTACTAATATCATCTTTAAACATTACAGGTTTCTTTAATAGATTTGCTAAATATTTTACATATTGTTGAAATTCTCTTAAAGCTTCAACCTTTCCTTTTTCAGGACTTTGAGCAGAACCGGCTCCAAATGTTACAGGATAATACTTATTCATATCCATATAAGCATTTATAAGTTCTTTGTCTGTCATATCTTCTTCACCGGCAAACTTTCTAAACTTTCTTAAATTTTTAACCAATTCTTTTTTAGATATTCCTCTAAAATTAGTTTCAATCATATTTTCAATTGCCCTACGTAAAGCCAATGGTGAATGTCCTCTTGCTGTAACTATTGAAAAAATTGAACCCCCATTAATCGCCTCAACAAAGTCATCCCATGCTGGGCCTTCTTTCGCCATCATTGCATCAATAATGAACCTCTTATCCCCTTTGGTTCCAAAATTTCTGAATGGGTCGTCAGCAAATCCTACAACAGTTTTCTTTTTATATTCAAAAGGTTCAACCCCAACCTTTACACGATATTCCGCAAAGTCTTCAGTTGACATACCAACTTCTTCACCATCTTCTGTACGAAGTATTATTTGTGTCGGCATTGTAAGAATATTATCATCCCAATCAAATGCATAATATTTTAAATCGGGTGTGATTTCTTCATTAAATTCTTCTACTAAAAATATTTTCATATCTATAAATATTATGTAAAATAAAAACCCCCACTTTCGTGAGGGTTTTCAATTATTTTATCGTTGATTAAATATTTTCAAACGATGCTCCTGTTGGAGTAATTAAGAACTCAATGTCTATGAATTCAAGAGCTTTAGTTGGTTTGATATAAATCTTACCTACTAATTGGTTAGCATCTAAGTCTTCAGGTGTGTTTTGAACAGTAACTCTGAAGTCATATAAACCTCTGTCTCTTCTAATCGAATCTAAGATTGGATTAACTGAATCTAAGAACTGTTGTCTTACTAAGTTGTCGTTTTGTTCAAACAACAATCTTACCGCTACCGCTGAAATCAACTTACGAGCTTGTAATAACAATCTTCTTACGTTAATTCTGTCAAGAGCTGACTCTCTAATTTGAAGAGTTTTGTTACCCCAAATTACAGTTCCAACGTCGTTGAAAGTTGCAATTGGGTTAATTCTTCCCTTATAAAGAGTATCTCTATCTTCTTGAGTTAATCTCTTTCTTGCTCTGATAGCATTTACAATACCTCTTGTGTAACCCGCAGTTGCGAACCATGGGAACGCTATATTGTCAGTTAACGCTAAGTTTCTTGTAACTTCAGCAGTTGATGGAATATAGATTTGAGTATTGTTTACCGTGTCACGAGTAAGAACCCATGGATAGTAAGTTGCTGTGTAATTAGAGTCAATTCCTGTATTTTCTAAATTATCAACCGCTTCTTGTGGGTAAATTAAATTATCCATTGAAGTTGATGGTTGTAATAAGTTAAAGTCAGGAGTTGTACAGATGTAGATTGAATCCGCTCTGTCGTTTTCAACAATATCGATTGTTGCAGAAACTAAATCACTATTGTTAACATAGTCAACACCAGGTGTTACAAGAACATTGATGTTTGTTACTTCAGGATTTGCAAATGATTGTACACCTAACAAGTATGCGTAATAGTCAGTATTTGCGTAATCAACTGTGTTATCACCAACTGTGATTTGTTTAAATGCTCCCCATCCTGTAGCATCTGTGTACGGTGCACAAGATAGAGCTCCTTGTTTATATCCTGTGTTTCCTAAACGGAATCTGTCAGCGTTTGTTCTATATTCTCTGTATATATCCCATCCGTCAAATCCTGCTTGAACAAGGAATGTAAACTTACGAGAATATAAGAAGTAATATGGACTTGTTTGTGACGTAGGTTCTGAACTAAATGAACCAGCTCCAACTTCAAATGCTGTTTGACCACTGTTTTGGTAAACATTTGCTATAACAATAGAAGTCGCTCCTGAATCCATGTGGAAACCTTTTGTAACATTTGGCCAAAATACGTGAGAAGGTGGTGTACAAGTTGCCGAATTTGGATTTGGCATCCCTTTGTATTGGAAGAAATCAGGGTCATAACCTGGTGCGTCTGATGAGAACGCTACCGCTGAAGAAATACCTAAATAAGTTCTTCTTATGTTATCACCTGAACTAGCAGTAGTGTTAGAACCGTTAGAAGTTGTTCCAAATGGTGGGTTGTAAATAACTTCACCAGGATAGTCGTATTTTGTTTTGAAGATTTGGAATGGTGATTTTGCACCTGTGTAAGTTCTTGTTACAAAACCTTCAAATCCACAAGGAAGTGCATCTACAGGTGCCTCTTCATTTACTTCTACAAAAATATATTTCGACTGTACTGCATATTCACCATCAGATGAACCAACTTTTTTAGCCACATAACTATTTTCAGCCGGGTCCATACTACAGTTTGTAAACTTCTCTAAAACAACAGGATTCGCATCTGTATCAAAGAAATCACGAACAATAAGGTCAAATGTACCATTGTTAAATGATATGTTTGCAACGGACACTTTAATTTCAGTGTTCGCAGCATTACCATCAGCAATTGTATAAACTTTAAACAATCTATAAACTAAATTACCACGTAATTCCGAAACAACCCACGGAGATTCAGGTGTTTGGTATTGCTCAAGATAATAAGCGATAGATGATGTATCATTATTTCTCGCTTCAGGTAAAGAAATTAAACTACAATTCAAACCACGAATATAACCTTTATTATAACCGTAATTTAATAATGTCGGATAACGCTCTTCAACAAACAACGGAACTTCAGTTCTATCTTTAGCGAAGTTCTCAACACCAAATACTTTAGAAATATAGTTAGCGTTACCCGCATTAAACGAAGTTTCAAATTGGAATGCTGAATTTTCATAAGTTAAACCTGAAATCAAGAATGTACTAAATGGATTTTTAGTAACTCCCGAATAAGAACCTGTACAAATCATTTGTACGTCTGAAGTACCTGTTACTTGGTAATCAGGGCCGTTTTGTGTCGATGAATAATTTGTAATACCTCTTGAACGTAAAGTTGCCACAACTAAATCATTATAACCTGAATAAGTTAAACCTGAGAAGTTATAGATATTACCTGTTATAGAACCACTATAAGAACCTGACGTACCAGTTATTGTACTAATTCTACTAAAGAACGAATAACCATTGTAATTTTCACCTGTTGTTGGAGGTGTAAATGTAGCATAATACCATACATCATTAACTTCAGAACAATAATCAATACTTGAAGCACTTATTGCATTAACACCAAATACGTTTGTAGATGCTGAATATCCAGCAGCAATGTTTGCCGTAACTTGAGCTCCCGAAACCGCTCCAAAATAATAGATGGAAGATGCTGAAGTTGAATTAGAACCAATTACACCAAAAATTTGACTCTGAAGTTGAGCATAAATAGTTGATGAACCTCCACTATATGTTGTATAAGGAGTTGTTGCATTTGTAATTCCAACAGGTAAACCTGTAATTGTTACTGTTGATGTTGAAGCCGTTGTACCAACAAATGTTGCGGTAAATGGTGTTGCAGTACCTGTAAGTGCAACAGTATTACAATCTACATTAGCCACAGTTGTAATAGACCAAGATGGCCCTGCGTCATAACCTGATAATCCTAAGATTCTTGTTACAAACAATTGGTTAGATTGTTGAAGATATGACTTAGCAATATATGCTGCCTCATATTTTGGGATTTGTGTGTTCACAAATTTTTCAGGAGTAGTACCGCCGAAATAGGTTTCAAACTCTCCATAACTTGTGATGAAGATTGGTTCAAAAGCTGGGCCTTTTAAGGTTTCTCCAGCTATACCCAACGTGGTAATCCCAACACTTTGTGAAACAAATGATAAGTCTCTTTCTGATGTATATACACCTGGCGAGACGAAAACTTTGTTTGATGTTGCCATTTTTATTTTAAATGTTTTTGAAAATTTATTTATTGATAAATATTGTCTTTTTATTCAAAAACTAATACGTTAAGTAACTATTTATAAAACAGTAGGAATAAATTCTACCTTTTTTCTACCTTGAAAATTAAGAACATTAAAATATCACCTGAGAGTCACGAAATCTTAAAAAACTATTGTAACAAACATGGTTACAAAATTCATAAGTTTTTAGAAAAATTAATTATTGATACGTGTGTTGAAAAAAAAGATATTTATGGGGAGAATTAAAGTATTGTGGAAACTAATTTTATAGTACTACTTAAACTTCCATTTGTTTTAACGACAGTAATTGATAATTCATCACTATCATTAATTTGTATATAACCTGTTAACAACTGTGTTGAACTATCACCGTAATATAAACCATTAATGTATATTGCATAAGAGTTAACATTTTCACTACCCTCAACCTTTATGTTTGCAGTATAATTAAAAGTTTGAGTATATGCGGTGGTACCTACAGGATAATTTGCATTAAATTGGTATTGGTCAGGATTTGGGGGTAGTACCTTTTTTTTAACTTTTTTCTTTCTATTATCTAACTCAACCATAATCAAACTTCTACTAATTGCAGGTTTAACTTGGTATTCTTCTTCATCACTTAAAAACCCTTGTAAAGTAAAAGCGTAAGATTGGATGTAGTATCTTCTTTTTTCAACATCCATAACAGATTCATCTGAAATTTCATCTAAAGTTATTGGAATATAATGTCCTTTTATTTTAGTATAAGCCTGACGAGATGAAAATTTTTCAATAACAATTTGATTGAATTTATTCAATTCTCTCATTCTATTACAAATAATTTTAACAGAATATTTTATATCTACAGGAACTGGCTGGGGAATTGTGTATATATCCATACCTTTTCTTTGTCCGTCCCAAGTCGGTACCGCAGCGTAATAAAATTGTTTTCTATTAGGTATCGTATATTTTAAAGACGGTAATGTACCATATTTTACTTCAGGAGTTCTTACAGTTGTTATAATTGGTGGTTCAACGTTTTTATCTATGTTGTTAAAATCCCAAGTTTGTGTAAATTGAGCCCAGTTTTGAGTCGTCATTAAAATATCTACAACTTTAACTATTTTACCACTAACAACAGTTTTTAAATCATTTTTAACAAAATCTAAAAACCCTCTATCTAAATCTTCATGTAAAATAGATTTAGGCAAGTAAGTTCCATCCTTATTGATATCTTCAAGAAGTTCTAATCTTCGTTCATAACCAATAGGTGGGTATGTAAGGGGTAAAGTTTTTTTAATTTTAGGTAATCCCATTATAATCCTCTAAATTCGTTTTCCATTACAGGAGATGCGTTTATTGTTCTATAAAACGGTTTGTATCCTGCATAAGTATGTTTGTTATCTGAAACAACACGTCCGTCATTATTAACTACATAATATCTAACTCTACTTTCAGTTTCGTAATAACCAATATAATCACCATATTCTATATCAACTCCTAATTCATCAAGGTGTGATTGATATACTGATATTCTTGCGTTTCCCGGCTCTAACTGATTAATCTTACTTGTCCCAAGAAATTTATTTTCAGGGGCAACAATTTGTAAAAAAGCCTTAAACTCAACAGGTGGTAAAAATTTAATTCCGTCAACAGACGCTTCACCATATACATCATCTACATTTGTCTTCTGTTTGTCAACACGATATAATACAAGAGTGAAGTTCATATCACCTTCTAACCATTCTCTACCCATGTTGATATCCAAATTGTAATCTTCTGCACCGAAAAATTTACCTAATCTTGTTATTGGAACTATTCTATTTGACATATTGATAAATATTTCTTTTTTGATTATTATTATAGTTGTATAGTTAATTAAAATATTTTGACGACTTCTACGGGACATTTAAGTGTTGAGCAACAAGCAATATCCATTCTTGAAAATTATCAAGGCTCAAATAACTATATCCTTAAATTAAAGAAACAAATTGAGTCAAATAAAAAGTATGTCCCAACAAGAGCTCAATGTGATTATGTTATTGACTATAATTCAGTAGTTCCAAAAGTCGCTAAGAAATGGGTTGAGATTGACTCATACTTTTCACAAAAACTTGTTGCCGATAATCCATTCATTAAGGAACCTGATAAAATTTACGTTGAAAAGATTTTAATTGAAAAAGATAAATCATATCATATTTGGGGTAAGATTTTTAGTGGTGAAACTATTCATGATTTTTGGATACCAAAAGCGGCGGTTATCAAACAATACACCGAAAACTTGGTTGACGTTGATTACTCAAAATACGAAAACCGTCCACCACTTACTCACCAAAAAGAAGCAATTGAAAAGTTATTAAAAAACGACAAGTTTATTTTAGCAGATGACATGGGACTTGGTAAAACAACAAGTACTGTTATTGCTTCGTTAGAAAGTGGAGCTAATAGAGTGTTAATTATTTGTCCAGCGTCTCTCAAAATAAATTGGGAAAGAGAAATCAAAAACTATACTGACAAATCAGTTTATATCTGTGAGGGTAAGAAGTTTGAACAAGCGGACTACGTTATTGTTAACTACGACATTCTTAAAAACTTCCATGACCCAAAAGATAAGTTAAACTCAATAATTCTTAATTCAAAGTTTGATTTAGTTGTTATAGATGAAGCACATTATGTTTCAAACGCTCAAGCTCAAAGAACAAAGATTATAATGGATGTAACCAAGAATATTAAAAAATTATGGTTACTAACGGGAACACCAATGACTTCTCGTCCAATGAATTATTACAATATCTTAAAACTTATTGATAGTCCTGTAAGTCAAAACTGGCAAGCATACGCAATTAGATATTGTGGTGGATATCAGTTTAGAGTTGGTGGTAAAAAGATTTGGAATGTTACAGGAGCGTCAAACTTGGAAGAGTTGAGAGAAAGGACTTCTCGTCAAATTTTAAGAAGATTAAAAACTGATGTTTTAGATTTACCTGAAAAAATTATGACTCCTGTTTACCTTCGTTTGAAATCAAGGTTATATGAAGGATTGATGGGTGAGTATTATGATTGGTATAACAACAGACAAGACGAATCAAAGTCATTATCTGTTCAGTTTACAAAACTGATGAAAGTAAGACAAGTAATTGCCGAAGAAAAAATACCAATTACAATTGAACTTGCTGAGAACATTATCGAACAAGGTAAAAAAGTTATTATCTTTAGTAACTTTACCGAACCACTTAAAAAGATACACGAACATTTTGGTAAAAAATCTGTTTATTTAGATGGGTCAACATCAAAACCTGCAAGACAAGATGCGGTTGACAAGTTCCAAGAGAGTGATAAAATACAAGTTTTTTGTGGTAATATGAAAGCCGCAGGTGTTGGATTAACACTTACTGCGGGTGAAGCTGTTATTATGAATGACCTATCATTTGTACCGGCAGAACATTCCCAAGCTGAAGACCGAGCATACAGATACGGACAAAAAAATTCAGTTTCAGTATATTACCCACTATTTGAAAATACAATTGAGGGTGTTATCTACGACATTCTGATAAAGAAGAAACAGATTATTGGTACGGTTATGGGTGATGTTGATGAAAATTCTGTAGATATTGTTGAACAAATACTTAACGAAATCAATAGTAAGTAAGTATTTATAATTAATGAAATCGTTAAATTTAGTATCAGAGTCATTAGTTAGTCGTATATTAGGTGAGGAAACTCAACCTGAAACCAAATTCTTTATTAACGAAATGAAAACCATAGGTATTGATAAATTACCTTACGGTTACGCATCATTAAGAAGATTTATTGACCCTGAAACAATGAAGTTTCATTATCAGAAACATTACAAAGGGTATGTTAAAAAATTAAATTCAGCTCTTCGTAAAAAAGATTATGGGGATGTTGAATTAGAAAACATTGTTAAACAAATTTCAAAGTATAATACAACAATAAGAAACAACGCAGGTGGAGCATTTAATCACGCATTGTTTTGGAAGATGTTATCACCAACCCCACAAAAACCAAGTGGTGAAGTGTTTGAAAAGATTGTTAAACAATTTGGAACATATCGTAACTTCAAAACTAAATTTGAAGAAATCTCAAGAAAAAGATTTGGTTCAGGATGGTGTTGGTTAGTATTAACCGATACTGGTAGATTAAAAGTTATGTCGACTTCAAATCAGGATAATCCACTTATGAACATAATAAACAAGGGTGGTTTTCCGTTGTTAGGTTTAGATTTGTGGGAACACGCTTATTATTTAAAATACCAAAACAAAAGAGACGAATATATTGAAAATTTTTGGGACGTAATTAATTGGGAATTTGTTAACGAGTTATACAAATCAAAAACTGAAAAAAAATTGAACGAATCAATTTCACCAAAAAAACTTTTATACGAAAACGTATCTGATTATTCAGATATTTTTAGTAACAACAAAAATGTTCTTTGGACTTATAGAAGATGTATTGACAATACACTGAAAAGAGTTTTATCTGATAAATGGTATGAAAACAATCAACACTCTGAAGGTTCATCTTCAGGTATTTACGATTTAGAAGCTCCTGGTCGTTCAGTAATTAATAAATTAAATACAAACTATATTGGGTTTAAAATTTTAGTTGATGATTTAAATGTGGTACTTACAAAATTAAATAAACCCACATTAAATTTTATTGGGGTAACACCTTCACAACAAGTAGAAGAAATAAACAAATTTTGTGAGTATTTGGGTTTTTTTGGTGAAAGAATTTTTAAAGGGTCTAAAACTCTTGATAAAATTATGAAACTTTTAAAAAGAACACATGACAAAGGTGGTCAACTTGAAGAGTATGTTGCAAAAAAAATCAATCAAGAATTTGGTGAAGGAACTGCTACTGTAGTAGGTAGTTTAGGTTCAAAAGAAGATTTTGCAGGAACTGATTTAACAGTAAATTTTGATAACAAAATACAAAACGCTCAAGTAAAACCAATTTTAAGTATGGAAGTAATTGAAGGTTTCTATCATATCAAAATCAAAGGGTTTGTTAAAAAATTCAATACCGACTTGTTAATTTTCTCAAATCTTAATAAAGAAGTTTACATTTTTAAAAACAAAACTGTTGCTTTTAGTTCAAGTATGTTTAAAATTCCAACACAAGATTTAATTTATACTCTGAATTGATATTTATATAAAAATATCATTTCATGAATACAATAATCGCAGAACCTTACAGAAGTCAACTATACACAAAAGTTAGACACGTATTAGGTGCACCAATTCGTTCAATTGAATTAGAAGATGAACAAATGGACTCAATCTTAGAATTTTCTATCGGAGATTATGCTCAGTATGTACAAGATTGGTTAATTGAATCACAATGGACATCATTAAATAATCTAAATTTAGACACACAATCTTTATCAAGAGCTTTTGTAACAAAAAGTTTGGATTTTGAAAATAGATATGCTCAGGCTTATTCCAAAATAGTTGGGTTACAATCATCACCTCTTGGGGATTGGGTTCTTAAAAAAGATTATATCACATTAGTTCCAAATCAACAAATTTATGAAATTCCAGCAGGTCGTGAAATTAATGAATTATTATGGTTTACACCAACCGCTCTTAATAATGTATTATTTGACCCATGGAGTTTTGGTGCGTTAGGTGGATATGGTATGGCAGGGCCAGCAGGTTATTCTCAAATGGGTTATACTGGTTCATACTTTATGATGCCAGCGTTTGATATGTTGTTAAGATTACAAGAAATTAATATTCAAAGAAGAATTATTGCAGGTGATTTAACTTATAGAATAACAGGTTTACCTAATGGTAAAAAGGCAATTCATTTGATGCAAACACCTGGTGGTAAATTTGACTTCGGTAACTCATCATTAAGAAATTCACAAGTTTGGTATTGGTATTATGATGTTGGCCCTGAGGATAGAGACGCTTGTTTGGCCGCAAATCCTGATATTATTAAACTACCTTCAGATGTACCTATGAACTCAATTGCATGGGCGGATTTAAATGAACCGGCACAACAATGGGTTAGAAGATATTTTGTAGCAGGATGTAAAGAAACATTAGCCAAAGTAAGAGGAAAATACTCAGGAAACTTAAAAACACCTGATTCTGAATTAACAATGGATTACGCTTCATTGGCAACTGAGGGTAAAGATGAAAAAACAAAACTTATTGAAGAATTAATTGGTGCCGACGGTAGATTGACAAGATTACGTCCTGAAAAAATAATGGAACGAGAAGCATTAATTGCTGAAAATCTAAACAAACAAATGAAGTTTAGAGCGTTCCCAAGAAATATGTATGTTATTTAATTTATGAGTGTTCAAAAATCAATTCCGATGAGAAGAGTCATCGGAAACCAAGTATTAACAACTTCTGAAGTATGTATGATTTCGGATGAAAAATATACAACTGAAGGTGAAAGTGTTGTAATTACAAAAGAATTAGATGAAATTGAAATTGTTTTAAATCATAACAATACTGACCATGTAATAGTAAAAGCACTTACTAATACAAAAATCAAACCCATTGAGGGTTTGATTGATGAAGAGTTTAATGAAATTAATATTGAAAAGGGAGCTTGTGTTGAACTATACTACGCATTTGGTTCTTGGTTTATAGTTTCATCAGACGGGTTGAAACAGTATTAAACCATTTCTTCCCATCCTTCTTCCGCTAATTCATAAATGTATTCAGGGTCAATTCCTCGTTTACCCCAATACACCATTTCTTGGTCTGTAATAGTTAACAAATCTTCAATACTATCTTGGTCGGCAGGTTCAAAAGGAACACCATTAATTAGTTTACATTGTTCTTTGGTAAATAAAGCTCTGTCTTTAGGGTCGGTAACAATTAGATTATTTCTAACTTCTTCATTAAACACAATTAACAAAGGTTCAATTCTTTTATTAAATGTAACAATCGCTCTAGCTACGTTATATTCACCTGTCATATCAGGATTTGATTCCAATTCAGATGGGTCAAGACGATAACAATTAAGTTTTACATACGATTCAACCATTTCACGAGGTATTTTACCATATCCTTCCATCATATTATCCAAATCAGATTGTGACCATCCTTTTTTAGGTTTATTAACCTTTTGAACGTCACCATGTGATGCTTTCACACCATTGTTCACATAGAATATCACATCACCTAAACTAACCGCAATTCCATCTCTCATTGCCAATTCCATATGAGCCATACGAGACATTTCATTACCGGCCTTGGTCTTTTCCTTTGAACGTTTGTTATAATCATCAATTGATAATTTAACTTTCGCTCTTTGGGCAATCTTCATTAAAGGAATTTGTTGGTTAAAGATTACTTCTAAATATTCATAATACCACTCAACAAATGCTTGTCCATTACCTTCTAACAACATCTTAATTCCTTTATCCAAAAAGTCCTCAATGTAAAGTGGTAATTTCTTACTCTTGATTGAGTTACCTGTGAGTTTAATCTTACCATTATGTTCCATTGTTGCGTAGTTCTTACGAGCAATGTTCATACAGGATTTCCAAGTTCCATCACAATCAAGTCCCATAGCCCCTTTCATAAACATATCGTTAAACTCGGCAACATCAGCGTCGTAACCTGTGTATTCTTTACCTTCTTTAACTAACCAATTTTTACCCTTACCGATGTATCTTCTATCATCAACACCACCTTCAGGTAACGAGAAATTCATACCATCCGTATCACATACAAGTGGGGTATATCCTCGTTTCATAAAGAAACGTAACATCTGACGAAGGTATTGTCGTCCTGTACAGGTAATCTGTTCACCCATATACATGTCACCCCAGTGATATACTTGTGGAGCGGATAACGCTCCGAACATTGAGTTGATGAAAATCTTAATTGGTAATTGTTTTCTGTCGTAAGATGTTGCTTGTTTTTTATCAATATCCTGATATTCTTTCGCCAAGTTTTTATACTTGATACGAGTATTACGGAAGTAATTTAACATTCCTTTCATTGCTCCTGTAATATCACAAGTTGGGAATACATCGTGAACAAGTTGTATTGACGGAT